ATTATCTTTGATGAAAGCTATTACATTCATGAGAGATCCTAAGTCATTAAAATCCATCCCTTTTGCTTTACTAGCTTCGTCCAGGTTATATCCCATTTCAGAATTAACTTCTAGATCTGTGTCCGCTTCTGCACCCTTTTCAGGAGCTTTAGCAAAGTTTGGATCTATATTCATAACCTCAGGATTCTTTGCTTGAGCAGTTACAACTTTAACACCATAATCTGCGTCACCCTCTTCTTTTCCTGGTGCTTTAGCCAATTCTTGATCGATTTTCATGATATCTGCAGACTCGTCTACGTTGTAACCCATTTCTTTGTTTACTTCGTAATCAAGTTCTTTACCTTTTTCATCGCCAGGGGCTGAAGCCAATTCTGGATCAATATCCATAACTTCAGGATTCTTTGCTTTAGCGGTTACAACTTTAACCTCATAATCTGCGTCTCCTTCTTCTGTTCCTGGTGCAGTAGCAAGGTTCATATTTTTAATACCTGACTTTTCCCATTCGGTAGCCATGTTTGTTCCTGCAGGTTTTCCCTGTGGGGCACTAGCCAAACTTGAATCTGAGCCTTCAGTAATATTATATCCAGCCTCTTTGGTTGCTTTGTACTTGGTTAAGCTTTCACCTTCTGGTGCTTCTTCCAAATTAGCATCTTTAAGATTCTCGATGTCTTTTTTACCTGCCTTATCCTCGTTCTTTCCTGTTGGAGCAGCAACCGTTCCTTTTTTCTGTGTAGCAAGAATACTTTTGTCTGCCTTAGCTTCTTTATCCTTACCTGGTGCAACTGCTAAATCTTGTCCCTCTTTAAGTTCTTCTTGAGTTTCAGCATCTGCTTGATTTTCGTCACCTGCTGTTGCCAAAGCATCATCAAGATTTACGATTTCATCTACTCTAAAGTCACCGGTTTTTCCATTGTCCATAAGAACTGTGTAAGAGCCTGATGTTCCGTCGATAGAAATTATCTTTCCGGTATTACCTGATTCCTTAACCTTAATATATTCTCCAACGTTGAAATTATCGTCTTCGTTCATGTTTTCAATCTCAGTAGCTTGGCCATCGATTTTTTCAAGCTCCTCATTTACCACTCTCCACTTATCTCTAAGTGATTTAAGTTCTTGCTCAAGCATAAAGTGTGCTCTCTTAACTTCTGGAGAGTTATAGAATATTGGGTTGCTATTCATTTTAGCTTCCAACTTGTTAATTTCAGTTTCAACGATAGAAATGTTTTCCATCAATTTACTTCTGTCATTAAGCATGATAGATTTAACACGAGATTCTCCTTCCAAGAATTCAGTAAGACCTTCAGAGATATCGTACTTAAGGAATTCTTTAACCATTGCTGAAGCTTGAGTTCCATTCACTTGGAAAAGTGAATTGTCTTTCATCGCTTCGTTAATTCTGTTAAGAAATATACTTCCTTGCCATTTAATCAAATTAACTGATGCACCTTCGTACAATGTTGATTCTATCTTTTTGGCAAAATCAAGTTCTACTACTTTATCGAAATTCTCATAAAGATTGATTATATCGAAGATTGCCTTGTTTTCGTTAACACCAAAACTACCAGAAATTTCTAAAGCCAATGCTTTAGAAAGATGGTTAAGATCTGAGAAATTGATCTTAGTTCCGTTGTTGTAGATTGACTTGCTTTCGTTTTCTTCTATGATAGAATATTTGTTCTTACCAATGAAGATATTTAATCCCTGCTCGTTTACTTTCACATAAGGGGTGTAGAATGATTCAAGAAGTTGCAAGAAATCAGCAGGTAAAACTGCGATTTCACCTCTGTTTAATTTTCTTAATCCTGAGCCGTTTCCTTCGAAAACGTTGCTACCAATTGTGAAAACTGTTTTTCCACCGTTTACTAGTACTGGAGAGAAAAGTCTCTTAACAGAAGAATTACCCGAATGAATTGGGATATTCAATTTATCAGAATTGCTTTCCAATACACCCAAAGTGTTAATAAGGTTTCTTACTGCTGGGTTAAACTGCCATCTTGAAAGTTCCTTAGAAAGTAATGAAACTGATTTATTCTCAGAAACCAACCATTTGTTTAATGATTCTGTTACTGGTGAGTAGAAATCTGCTCCTGCATTAGATTGGATTGTATATAAAGCTTTAGAAACTTCAATCTCTGGTTTCAAAGATTGTGTTTTCTCTTTAATGCTTTCTACTAAAGATTTAACTTTAGAATCCCAGCTGAAATTTTGCATATCAGCGATGAAAGATTCAGCTAACAAAAATTCAGGGATGTTCCTGTTCTTAAGAGAATGAGCATATTTTTCACACACAACTTTTACTGAAGGATGCTCAAAAATTGAACTGTCCTTAATAGTAAGGATAGCTTCAAAAACTCCAAGATTATTTACTCCTTGAGATTTAACAAAAGAAGCTGCTGATGGATCCTTTTCAATTAGGTCGTTAAGACTTTCGTTGATAGCAGCAACGTCAAAAGATGGCTTTTCTTCTTTTGCACCGTCAACATAAGTTCCTGCATTTTTTGAGGTCTTACGTCCACCAATTCCTCCCCAAGATTCCATCAATCTATTTGCAATAGATTTTGATTTCTCTAATTCTTGCTCTCTGAGCATTTCATGAGGGTCTTTTTGAGTCTGCTGAACAGTTTGATTTTCTGCTGTTTGGATAGATTCCAAAATTGCGTTTGAACTAACATTAGAATCTCCTTTTTCAATTTTTTGAATATTAGATTCGCAGATAGATCTAACTTCTGGAGACTTAGTTGTATCCCTTAGGGTTTTAAGTTGTGTGAGTAAATCCATTTTACTTTTGTTTTTTTACTTTCTATATATCTCTAGATAGAGTTTGAAACTTTACTTTTATATATTCTCGAACAAGTTCGTTTTTTTTACTTAGCTACGAGTACTTCTAATTTAACATCAAAGTCCGTATGTGGGTTTTGAAATATGATTCCGCCATCAGAATAAAGTAAATTATCCTGGCTCAAATTCCAGCCGGTTACTTCAGAATCCGTTGATCCAAGTGGATTTCCGGTAAGAACCATCATATCACCAAGGTTGTACGTATTTCCTCTATAAGTCCAGTAAATGTACTTTTGTATTTGAGGTGTACCGTTAGTTGGAGTCGGAACCCCAGGAATGATAGGAGTTTGAGCAGCATAAAGGATTGGATTTTTAGGTGCAGGATATTGGACCTTAACTGCTATCCACCTAACAAATCCTTCTGTTGCTATATCTGTTTGACTGAGTTTTATGCTCTTTGTTCTTTTTAAAGTAATTCTTAGCCTGGAATATGATACCACGCCAAAGTTAAGATCTTTGAGATTGAAAAAAGTGGTATTTGCATAATCTTCCTCCAGACCAAAATTGCTCTTAAAGAAAATCCATCCATTTGCTGGGATTGGTGGGCATATTATAGGTCTTGTTGCCATTTTAGCTTGCGGTGAGAACCATTAGTTTTACTTGATATTCAGTTGGATTAGAAAATATAAATCCACCCGTTGCTGCTCCTGTATAACCAATCTCAGAGCTTACGTCGTTGCTTGTTTGCCAGCCTTTCCAAACCTGTCCATTTTTTACCTGCCCAGATAGCATCATAAAATCAGCCATGATATAGCGATCTGATCCCCCGTACTGCCAATAAAGCATTCTTTGATTTTCTGTTGCATCTGCATAGAATTGTGCTCTAGCAACCAAAAGTCCTATCTCTCCCAAAGTGGTATCAAAATCACCCTGGTCTAGATTGATAGAAGTATTTGGCGACATTACAAATGTTTGCATTTGATAGCCGGAAAAACTCTGAACTGGGTAAAAGAAATCAGAAAGGTTTAGCTTATCTAATGTTTCAGCCTGCCACGAGACATTCATGGAGGTGTTATAAAAACTCACATAGTGAGGATCATTGAAATCAGAAAATGTTAGATTGACCCTGTTAAGACCCGCTTCGTTTAAGGCAACCAAAGTGTATTGGGTTTCAAACGAAGCAGTTAGACCAGGATCTAATCCTACTTTTGCAGTACCTAGGCCGAAAAAAGGATTATTGCTGCCAGTTGAACCGCCACCGGAGTCGCCTCCGTAAATATCAAGATCACCACCTGTAACGTTTACCATTTTATAATCTTGTTGGATTTAATGCTGCAGTTGGGGTTTCTACAGATCTTGGTAACACCCTCTTTTCTTCTATAACCACTCTTCCGTTGTGCTCTGTCTCAATCTTTTCAATTTCTTCAGATTCTTGGTTATTAGTAATTTCTTCCTCTACTGGATATAAAGAACCCCCAGCGTCTATAAGAAGTTCTTCTTGAGGTATTTCAGAAATTAAAGGTTCTGTGATTAGCTCGTCTAAAACTACCTTCTCTGTTTTTTCCTCCGTACTTTGGACTGGTTCTGGCTTAACTTCAGGGGTTTTGTTTTCTTCAACCTCTTTTTCTTCGGCCTGTGCTACAACTTCCTCCTCTGGTTTAATGTAATCTACTAAGGATTTAATAAAGCCTAAAGCTACTATAGGAAGAATTGCTCCAGAAACGATACTCAATACTCTTTTTTGAAAAATTAATTCTTCTTCAACTATACCGAATAATTCGCTCCATGCAGTGAAGTTATCCAAGTTAACATATGCATAATAGGTATTACCCATTGCTTGCATGGCAGTTAAAAGGAAGAATAGCATCCAAACCAAACCCTTATTCATTTTCTTTAATGCAATAAGAGAAGCCAAAGAAGCTGCTGCTCCAACCTCGAATGCAATAGCCAAAGAAATAGCTAACCAATCAGGATTGGATAATTTGAAAAAATCAATAACGTGAATAGTGGATATTACCGATACCATAAGGTAAAGGGTAACGAAAGTACCTATAATAAACCCACTTACAAGTCTGGATTTATTTTCCATTCTGTGATTCTATCTTATTTTGGATATCTGACAATGAAGCTTTTCCTTTATCAAAGTCGTCTTCAAAAATTAGGAATTCAAACATAACCTGTCTCATCTCGTGTTTCATTTCTCTTTTGGTTACACTTGAATCGAGATGTGCAGAAATCTTAGCGTTTTCTTTCTTGATTTTGTTAATCTCGCTGTTAACCCCGCATTGTCTGAAAAAAACAATCACCAATAAAACCAATACGATGATTGAAAAGTTGTCTTTAATCTTTTGTAACATAATTTTAGATTTAGATTTTACTATATATCATTCTTGAAACGTTCATCTATAAACACAAAAAAGCACCCCGAGAGGAGGTGCTTTTTTGTGGTAGATTTATAAATTAAGACAGCTCCAATCCTTGCTGAGCTGCTGCAAGTTCTTTTTCAAGACCTTGGATTTCAGCTGCGTCAGCTTTAGTTGATTCTAAAGATTGGCTGAATGGCTTAAGCATACTGATGAATTTTTTAGCTTCACCTAATCCTTTACCAGATGTTTTAGAAAGGAAGTAGTGGGAAGCTTCTAAAGGCAATGCACTCATATAAAGAGTTTCTTGTTTGATTCCGTCCTTTTTTGCCTTGTCGATAACCTTGCAAATTTCAATAACCCCAAGAGCTTCTTTTTCTCTCCACTCCGCATTATTTTCCATAAAAGAAAAAAAGTTATCTAGGTCTTCCTTTGATTCAAATTTAACAGCGTAAACTTTCTTGGAAATCCTATCCTTAGCTTCTGCAAGTGTTTTTTCACAGTGCTCAATTCTTTTCTGATCTAGCTTAGCTACGAAATCTTCCTCCTGCGGAAGCTCAGCAGCAACGTCTGCAGCGTTTAGGGTAACTACTTTTTGTTGAACTTGGGTTTTCTTTGCCATGGTTATAATTTTATTTATATTTTAGAAAATCATTCTAATTTGTTTCGTTATCCAACGTCAAAAACATCGAATTCTTCCCTATTATGCTGGCAATAAACTTTTAGCCTTTCCCTAAGGTCCTTCACAGGATAAATTTTTGCTTGAGCATCAGGTCCTATGTGAACAAGGAAACCTCCGTGAGTTTTAATCCCAAGCTCTTCCTCTATGATTAGTCTATAGAGACTTATTTGAATAGAATATTCATTATGAGAATTTTCATAAAGATCATTGAAAGGATGCAGGAGCTTTTTGTATCTTCCCTTAGGGTGAGAATCATCCTTTAACTCTTTATTTGTTTTCCAGTCTCCAATTAGGAATAGGATTTCTTGTTTCTTTTCGTCCCACATTAAAAAAGGTTGGTCCACTGTACCCGCCAATTTCCATTTCTTAGAAAATACTTTAAGCTCAGATTTAAGAGGAATTAATTTCTTAAAGCGTGCTTCGTAAAGATCTAAAAACTTTTGGACCCTAGCTAAATCGATGGGATCCTCAGGGAGTTGTGGATCTAGACCAGTCCAAAAATCCTCTATCCATTTATGTACCCTGGTTCCAAGTTCTGTTGCTGTGGTAGCTTTTTCTGTCCATTCGTTTTCAATAATTGACGGATGTACACCTCTCTCCTGAGCTTTTCTCTTGATCCAATACTCTCTTTCGAATGGTACTTTAAATCGTTTCAGAAATGTTGTAACCGAATCGTATTTAATTCCATTGAAGGTATACGAGTGGCTTTCTTCCTCGAAAAGAAATTTAGGGTCTTTAAAAAATTCTAACTTCTTATTGTAATCTTCCTTTATCTTATCCCAATCCATTTGCTGAAAGTAACCCTAATAAATATGACCAATTAAAATAAACGTATGCAAAGATGTATATTTCCAGTAGAAATCTAAATATCCACATCCAGCTGAATTCACGGAAGACAAAATAATAGATTACTAAAAAAGAATCACCATTAGCCTCAGGTAGTGGTCTTAACAAAGGTGCAATGATCTCTTGTAGATTTAAACGGGTAAGATATTCGTTGACCGGTCTAATTTCTTCAAACACCCATGCAGGTCTTGCTTCGATAGGAAAGTCCCTAGATTGCGTAACCTCTGGAGGTAGATTTACAACTGTGTAAATTCTTCCAAACCAATCTCTTCTTAGTTTAAGCTTGTTCCACTCCGGTGAATCTATTGACTCCTTCTTTGTTATGCTGATGAAATCAGAATAAAGCTTAAGGTCTTTTAAAACAGACAGGAGTCTAAGAAAAACAAAAATTCTAGATAAAAATCCCATATTATTTTAAGTTTTGTTTTTGAGTAATATCTTCCATCTTCTTTCTGATCTTAGTTCTAGCCCTTCTGATCCTAGTGGCAATTGATCTTTTCTTAATACCGTACTTATCTGCAATATCTTTGTACTTCATACCATGGATCTCACGGTCGATCATGATGTCTCTATAAAGAACTGGGAGTTCCCTAATTTCATCGATAACTTGTTCATAGACATCATCTATATCCGAACCCCCCGATAAGAAATTCCAGAGCGGGTCATCCTCAATTTCATAGACTGGGTTTCTTTCTTCAGCCTTGGAAGATTCATATTCCATTTCTTCCATTGACCTCGAGACAAATCTTTTTCTACTCTTGAGTAAAAGCAAAGACTCGTTTCTTGCTATATTGTAACACCACGTGGAAAAGTTTCCTCTTGATGTATCGTACTGGTCAATTTTTTGCCAGACCTTGGACATTGCATTTAAAAATGCATCCTCCGCTAATTCTAGATCTTTTAAGATCGTGTAACAGTGATTAAGAACTCCTGGTTTAACCCTCTCGTATAAGAACTTGAAGGACCTGTCATCTCGTTTTTCAATAAAATTCTCTGCTAATACCTGAATGTTTTTCTCTTTTGCCATTAGATTCCCCTTAATTTTTTTATAATGTTTTTTCTATCCTTACTATCTCTATTCCTGCATTAAACAGGAACTGGAGAGATTCAGGCTTTCTATATACTTCTTTGAATACCAATCTTTTAATTCCAGATTGGATAATCAATTTAGAACACTCAAAGCAAGGTGAGACCGTAACATAAAGCGTAGATCCGTCCGAGCTTTGTGTGCTTTTAGCCAATTTTGTTATTGCATTAGCTTCAGCATGTAGAACGTGAGTCAGAGTAACGTTGTCTTCGTCCTCACATTCATTTGGAAATCCAGTAGGAGAACCGTTGTATCCATCGGAAATGATGGATTTGTTCTTGACTATTAAACTTCCCACCTGCATTCTCTTACAATAAGAATTGGTAGCCCAAACCTCAGCCATTTTTAGATAGACAAGGTCCATTTTCTTATCCTTCGGTAAATAAAAAGTTTCGCCAGGAAGATCATCCGGATGATCAAAGGAAAAAACTTGAGATAAATTTGGTTTCGCTATCCACGATCCAATTCCTAAAAGTCCTGCGTCAGAGAAAAATACCTCCGAGGGATGGACTAAAACCTTCCTATTATTATTCATATACTGGCAAAAAAACAAATGTACTGAACAAATATAGCATTTCGATCCGCATAAAAAAAATGTTTCAGCAAAAAGGTTCAGAATGTATTTGAATTTGGCCTGTATGGTCTATCTGAAGCGATAGACAAAGGACCACTTATGGATTTGTAAATTCCTGCCAAAAGGCCTTTTATTTCTTTAATATCCTGTTCTGTCATCACCGATGAGGAATCCCCAGACGATGTCTTTTCAGGTTTTACCGTTTGTATATCAGGTTTTACCCCAGCATTTTTCTCCACCGAAGAGGTAGCACTTATTCCTTCAGCGGTAGCAGCAGGAGTTGTTGGCGTTGCTTTTTTCTCCCCTGTTTTCAAAGTCTGCGTTTCATTACTTAACTTACTTCCTTGCTTAAGCCTTTCTGTTAGTGCCTGGATATCCTTAGCTGAAACATTTCCTGAGTCCATGCTTTCTAGCTCCATGTCTTTTTCACTAAGAAGCTTTTGTTGCGGGTAAATTTTTTTTTCGCTAAGAAGATTTTGCTGAGGGTAAATTTTTTCAGAAAGCTTTGCTCCTTCTTCCTTTAGAGATTTTAGCGGGTTTAATTTTGGTGATGAAAGAATCTCCTGAAGTTTGGATTTATCCTTTTCTTTTTTAGAACCTTTTTCTTTCTCTATCTCATCCTCAGATTTCTTTATCTCCTTGGGTTGATTTTTTTCAGAAAGCTTTTGGATATCTGAAACTGACATAGTTTCCCTGTATCCCTCAATGAATTGCTTCATCTCATCTTCTAGTAAAGATGGGTCCTCGTCAAAATCTTTTTTAAACTCATCATATATTTCTTTCCTATATGCATCTATTTCAGATTTAGGTACTTTTACACCAAAAGAATTTGTCACAGACTCATCTAACTTAGACCCACCGGTAACAATCTTAGAAGCTTCTTGACTCTTATTACTTTCAACGGATGCCGCGGTTTCCTTTGATTTTTTGAGATCGTCCATTTCCATTTTAAGAAGCTCTGCCATCTTATCTTGGGAATTTACAACATTTCCTTTTTGCAATTCAACTAACTCTGGGCCTTTTTCTCCTACTAAAGCTACCCCTCCTGCATCTATCTTACCTCCGTCTTGTAGCTTAGGTATATTTACAAGTCTTCCCGCTACTGCGCTTATCAAATCTTTTGTAACAAGTCCTGGTTTTACCTGAGCCTGATTTTCTACCACTGCAGGTTTTATTTCCGCTTTAGACATATCTGGAAATCCACCTTTAAGTGTTTTTTCAAGGTTGCCAAGAAATCCCTGATTTTGCTTATTAAAAGCATTCATGATAGATTCGGAGAAATTCTTAAAATTTTTCTCTTCTCCAGTTTTATCGGTAGATTTATCCGATGGCTTATCTGTGCTGTCTGAAGCTTTGGTTTCTTTGACTAATGAAGATAACTCTTTATTGGTATCCTTACTTATCTTATTGGATTCTCTTAACTCCTTCGCAAGAACATCCATGTTCAGGGTAAGGTTTGAGAGTTCTTTCAGGATTTTAGAGGTATCATTCATACCTTATATATCACGAATAACAAGGGCTAAGAAAATTATTTCTTGAAGTTAAATACCTCGACCTGTCCAGAATCTTCCATAGTCTGCTTGTTCTCTTTTTCTATGCTCACATTCAGCTTGTCAATCCAAATCTGATATTCGTAGAAAGGAATTGTCTCAATCCACTTAGGATCTAGACCGTGCTCCTTCCACATCCTAAATTTGATGTCAAAGAAGTTCTCTAAAGATATCTGAAATAACGAAAAGGGATCTGAACCCTCCGGGAAAGGATATAGGGGCGGTGACCTCCGACGCACCGCAAGCTTGACAAGGCAAACTAACCTCTAACTTTGTTCCTATCTTAATCTCCTCAGCTAATTGAAAATAAATAGAAAATTCTTCCTTTGTCCAGGATTCAGAATCTAATGATTTCATCTGAATTTTTCTATCATCCAAGCCTCTCCAATCATCAAATAGAAACGGTGCAATCTTTATAAAACTCTCGTCTATTTCTTTACCTGCCCTTACTGAATTCTTTACGTAATTAGAAATTGCATCGATAACCCCAATCGAAGGAACCGACATCGCTAGTGACTTTCCTATACGATTAACAGGGAAAATGAATTTTCTTTCAACCTTAGAGTAATACTTCATCAACTTCTGATCGAGCTGATAGTTTGTTAGCACACCTGTTCTTAATTCTATCCCAAATTTGAATGCACAGTTTTCTTTTTTGCATGTTACCTCTGGGGTTAAAACTATACGATTTTCTCCTTTAACAAAAGAAAGATCCCGAATTGCCATGATAATGAAGAATCTATCCTCCTGCTTTAAATCTCGGTATGACATAACTCCTTCGCCTGGAAATTTCATAACGCAACATGTATTAAGTATCATGTTCAGCTTAGCATCAATGTCTAGCATATCGCTCTCATCGATAGTAGAATAATGCCTGATCTCTTTAACTTCAGCTGCTCTAATAGCTATCTGTGTTCCTTCTGGATAGAAAAGACCTCTTGAAGGAAGAATGCTTACAGGAAGATTTTTCCACCCGATTTCTATGGCAGGGGATTCTTTAAAAGTGGATGTATCCTGGGATTCAGCTTCAACCTTTTTAAATTCAGCAGCAAGTGGCGAATCTGCAATCGCAGTATTTTTTCTTTCCAGATTTTCTAGTTCCTTAGGAGTATCTGTAACTTGTGGGGCAGGGGGTGGAAGATCAGAGATTGGATCGTCATAGGAAACACCTCCAATTTGCTCTTTTTTTCTAAGAATTTCTTCTGGTGAAAGGTTAGGTCCGGACATATTGTATATTTACTTATATAACACGGGACGTGAAAACTCACAAACCGTGTAAGTTTTATACAAAAAATCTAAGATAAAGTTCCAGATTATAGGAACTGGTCTTGCCAGTAATCAGACTTCCAAGTAGTGTCCAATATGTAAAGAGCGTCTCCACTCTCGTAATTGAGATTCATAGGAGTCAATGGCTCAATAGGAAAACAATTGTTTAATGTAATTCTTCTGAATACATCACCTTGCTTATTGAATATTGAAATAACCATCTGACCAATGTAATCTCTTTTTAATCCCATCGCACCTGTTAGTGGGTTGTAAATAAGATCTGACCATTGTCTTAGAATCTTGTACATGGTCATAGAATTATTCTCGTCAAGGTTTACCTCGAACGCTACGCTGAACTGAACATCAGAAGTTGAAGGCTCGCCGCCAGCATATCTTCTTTCTGCAAACTTATAGTACTGAGTTACAGGTGCTCCAGGCTGAATATCTACTGCCAAGCTACCAGTTACACTTTTTACCTGCTGGGTCATAATAGACTCGCCGTTAAATCTCACGTTAGCCAATGTAACCGCAGAAGGGGGTGTAATAAGAACCTCAAACTGGTTAAGAAAAACTGGTTCGTAGTTATTCCTAGCTGCCTTCGAGTTATTATAGTGTGGTAAACCTGCCATCTAATGTTCTTTTTATTTTATGTGAATAAATCTTCCCAGTAATCCACTGCCCAAGTCAGATTGATCTCGTATAATGTAGTACCGTTTAGATAATCAAGTTCCATAGGGTCAATAGCTTTTAAAGGAAAGCAATCCTTACATGTGATCCTTCTGAAAACGTTTCCGTTTTTATTAAATATCGATATAACTATAGTTCCTGTGTAATCCTGCTTGATCCCCATAGCACCAGTCAATGGGTTGTAAATAAGATCCGTCCATTGTCTTAGAGTTTTGAAAACATACATTGAGTTCGCATCGTCTAAGTTAACAGTAAATCTTACTCCAAGATCCAAAGAGGTCTTATCAGGCTTACCGCCTGCATAGTTTCTCTTTGCAAACTTATACTTTTGAAAAACGAATCCTGGATTCTTATCCACATCCAACCCGGTCACGTTTACTACCTGCTCAAGTAGAATTTGTCCGCCCGCTACTGCAGGTGGAGGTATAATAGTTACCTCAAACTGGTTAAGATAAACAGGTTCGTATTTGTTTATCGAGTAAAGTGAATTTTGGTAATGTGGTAAACCAGCCATTAATTCATTTCAATTTTTTTATATTTATCTCTGCTCGGAAAA